GGTAACCCGCGCGCAGTTGCGATACGGCGACTGGGAAGCGCGGGCGGCGGGCGGAATGTTCCAGCGCGAATGGTTCCGGATTGCGGAAGCCGCGCCGGCCTCCGCGCGGGAGAACGCGGTCCGGTATTGGGACTTCGCCGCGACGCCTGCCCGGCCCGGTACGGACCCCGACTGGACGGTGGGGGCCCTGGTAGGGCAGAGCGAGGGGGTCTGGTATATCCTGGACATTCAGCGGTTTCGGGCAAGCCCGCTGGAGGTGGAACGCCGCGTTCGGCAGACGGCGGAGATGGACGGAATGACCACGTCGGTCTATCTGGAACAGGAGCCGGGGGCTTCGGGCGTCCAGGCGATAGACCATCTGCGGCGCGAGGTCCTGCCGGGATATGCGGTCTTCGCGGACCGCCCGGTCGGGAACAAGCCGGACCGCGCCCGCCCGCTCGCCTCCGCTGCCGAGGCGGGAAACGTGCACCTTGTGCGCGGACCCTGGGTATCGACGTTCCTCGATGAAGCGGAGGCATTCCCCTACGGCGCGCATGACGACCAGGTAGACGCGGTTGCGGGGGCGATGCGCGTCGCCACGAGAGCAGAGGCGGAACTATGGGTTGGCTGAAGAATCTCCTACAGCGCCCCCGCAGTCGCGGGCTGGGCGCGGGACAGGCACAACCGCGTGAGACGCAATCGGTCGATGAGTTGATCAGCATCCTGCGCGGAGAGATGGACGCGGGCGGAATCAAGCGGAGCCTTACCGACGCCGAGGCGCGGGCCGAACTGACGGGCTGGCAATACGCGAGCATCGAGACCATCGCCGCCGCGCTGATGTCGGCCTCCTGGCGGGTGGAGGTGCGGGACGCCGACGGATGGGTGGACGCTCCGGATCACGCGCTTGCACGGCTACTCACGGAAGTGAATCCATTCATGACCGGGGCGGAACTGACGTACTGGACCACTGTAGAGATGCTGGTAACGGGCCGCTCTTGGGTGCTCAAGGTCCGGAATAGCCTCGGCGAGCCGGCGGAGTTGTGGCCGCTCGTAGGCCGAGTCACGCCTATCGTTCGGCAGGGCGAGGGCCTTGTAGGCTGGAAGGAAGAGGTCTCCAAGGGCGGCGCGCACCGGCAGATCGTACATGATGCGCGGGATATCGTGTACTACCGCCTGCCCAAGATCGGGGACCTGTGGGGTGGCTTCGGACGGCTCCAGGCTGCCGGCGCGGCGATACGCCTCGGCACGCAGATTGACGAAACGGAGTGGTCTGCATTCAAGCGCGGCATCTTCCCATCGCTGATCGCCTATATTGATGAACCGGACCCGCAGAAGCGGGAAGCGATAGCGAACGAACTGCGCGAACGGTACAGCGGATCGAAGGAGAGCGGGGCGCTAATCGGATTGCATCAAGTGAAGGCCCCGGACGGTTCGACGCGTCGGCGAATCGACCTGGATACCATCCGGCCCAATACGCCCAGAATGATGGGATTCGCCGAAGGCCGGCAGGAGGTCCGGGACCGCGTGCTCTCGGTAATCCGCACGCCGCTTGCCCTACTCGGCCTGAGCAAGGATGTGAACCGGGCGTCGGCGGTGGCGCTGGAGTACATCTTCGCCAAGTGGGGCGTCACGCCGCTTGTACGGATGCGCGAGGCGCGCGAGAATCAGGACCTTGCGAACGAATGGGAGGGAACGCGCATCCGTTACGAGAGCATAGTGCCCGCGGACCGGGAACTGGACCTTCGGCAGCAGGAGGTGGACATCAAGACCGGCGTCCGCACCATCAACGAGGTCCGCCAGGAACGCGGACTTGAACCGGTGCCGTGGGGCGAAGTGCCGTGGATGCCGCAGGGGATGCTCCCCGTAGGTACCCCGCCGAGCGAGGAAGGAGGGCAGGCCCGCGCGGCCAGGCCCTTTCGTGCTGAGGGCGGAAGCAACAACGCCTCCGGAACCGGACCGGAGCGGATATGATGCGAACCGGCTTCGAGAGATTGCGCTGGCGTTCGAGCAGGAGCGGACGGTGCTGGTACGTCGGCTCTATCGGGCCTTGCGGCGGGTGCTCGATGACATCGGCGGAGAGGTCCTTGCCGCCATACGGGCGGCGGGGCCGGAGGGAGTAGGAATGCGCATCGCACCGGGCCGCGTGACGTTGGCGGTGCAGCCGGAAGCCGACGAAGCCATGGACCCGGACCGGATGTCGCGGCGGCTTGCCGAGGCCGCGCGCGGACCGAGCCGCTATGGGATTATGCTCGGCGGGACATTCGAGCGAACGACCGCGCGGCTTGCGCCGCAGTACCACCCCTGGCACGAAGGCATGGACGCCATGGACCGGTTCGCCGCCGAGTGGGCCACCGAGCAGCGTTACCTCGGCGTGGCCGAGACGGTCAAGGGGCAGTACGTGAGGGCGGTTCAGGAGGAAATCAAGGCCGGCGCAACCTGGGAGGAAACGGTCGCCGGAATACAGGACCGCTTCGACGGAATCAATGAGGTCCGGGCGGCCACCGTCGCCGATACGGAAGCGACGAAACTCTACGGCGCCGGCGGCCATGCCTTCCGCACCGAGTACGGCATCCCCAAGAAGCAATGGGTATGCTCTTTCTACAACAGCCGCGACACGCACATCGCCGCTCACGGCCAGGTACGCAGGCAGGACGAGGAGTTCGAGGTGGGCCTGGACCGGATGCTCTTTCCAGGGCGGGGCAGCCGTGCCGAGGAAAATGTGAACTGTCATTGCATCGTAATCGGCGTCGGGTCGCCGACGGTGCCCAATACGCGAGCGGAGCGCGCGAAGGCGTCGCACGTGCCCATGAGCAAGCGCAAGGAGCGCATTGCTACCAGAGCCGAGCAGCGAGTCGCGCGGGCTATTGACGGCAAGCGGACCGGAGACAACAAGCCCGTGGACGTAGTCTCTCCGGATGGGAAACACGGCGTGGAGGTCAAGGCGGTTATTGACGCAAAGGAAATGCGTATCTATATGCGCAAGGAATGCCGGGAGCGGAAACTGGCCTGGGCCAAGCGGCACAAGCAGAAGTTGCATACAGTAGCGGTGCATGGGCGGGAAGTATACCATCGGGAAGGCGTAGGGTCGTTTTCTCTCTCTACCATGACCCGCCTGGAGTCTTTCGCCGACCTGTCGGAGGTGATTCGTTGACGCTGTACCTGGCGAGTGAGGAAGGCTACGTGGGCGACCTGGCCAGCACGTCGGGCTACGCCGAACTGCAGCGGTTCCTGGAGCAAGCCGCGCACGCCCCGCTCTGCAACGAGTTCGCTGAGCAGGGCTTTACGCGCAATCCGCGCGGGATGGCCGAGGAGTTGGACCGGCTGCTGGCTGGCTCTACAGTCGCAGGACAGGACCTGCGCGATACGGTGGTGAACCTGAGGGATATGCTGTCGAAGTGCGACCTGGTGGCTATCGCCTCCGACGGCGTGAGGTAAGAGGAGCATATCATGGAGACGAAGACGCTGGAGCGATGCGAGTTGGCGGTTGCCGAGCGGGAGACGCAGGCGGCCAAGGTCGAGGACAACGGGGATGTCGTCTTCTGGGCGGTCGCCGTGGACAAGAATCGCCGGCCCAATCGCAAGGGCTGGGTGTTCGACTGGCAGAAGCCGTCCGACGTGGACGTGCGGAATCTGAAGCGGAACCCGGTGCTACTGTACCTGCACGACAACGACCTGTTGCCGGTGGGTCGCATCGAGGAAATCGTCGTCACGGACCGGCAGGTGAAGATGCGGTGCCGTATCCCCGGCGGGCCGGGCTACGAGGGCCTGGAGACGTTGCGCCGGTGGGTGACGGACGGATATCTGCGGGCGGTGAGCATCGGCTTCTACATCAACAAGGCAGAAGAGATGGACATCCCCGGTTCCGAGGCGAAGGCCGTCCGCATCCGGTCGTTCGAGATTGTGGAACTCAGCCTCTGTCCCATCGGCGCGCACGAGACCGCGCTGATTCAGGACGTGGGCCTCGCCGGCGCCGAGGTAGGGGCCCTGCCAGAAGGGGCTACGTGGGAAGAGGAGACCAACAGCGACCGCGTGCTTTACCGCCTGGCGCTGGACACGACTTACACGTGCGAATGCATCTCCTGCGGCTATCGAATGGAGACCGACAAGCATTGCCGCGACGTGAAGTGCCCGAAGTGCGGCGGTGAAATGCGGCGTGCGGAAAGGCCGGGGCCGGGACAGCAGGCGGAGCGCTGGAAGGCCATCCCCTACTCGCGTCACGGCAAGTGCCCCAAGGCGCCGGAA